TGATGGTAAGTGCTGGAAACGGTACTGCACGTGCTGAAGCAGACCCTAAGATGGGTTCTGTAATTGGTAAGGCACTTGAAGACTTTACTGGTACCGAAGGTACTATTGAAGTAGTTATTGGTAGAATGTAAATTCTACTAGTTATAACAGGAATTTAGGTTCCTGTTATACAAGTAATTAAAAGGCTTACTTCGGTAAGCCTTTTTTTATCGCCTATTGTATAGTGACATATAAATATTTTAAGTTTTATCACTAAACTTGAAATGACATATAGACATGACCATGATAAATTAATAAAAAATTCAAACACAGGGATTGAGTATGAATTCGCCATTGCGTATTTGTTGATGAATCCATCACAACAAACTATCTTTTTGAATGAAGTTATCAACCATCACCAAAAGACAGCAAAGATACTAGATGTGATAGAGGCAATTGATGAAAAAATTTTATTAATAGGCACACAATGGAAGAAACTTCCTGATTACTATGTATCGCTTAAAACAACACAAGATGATACATTGGGTGGACCTGCTGATGTTCTACTTTGTTCGGGCAAAGATACTATACATCAAGGTATTTCTATTAAGTTTAATAATGGAAATACATGGAGTCCGTCTGGAAGGCATTTTTTATGTGATAGAACGATATCAAATCTTATGATGGAGTACAGAACGCATTATATCCCACTTCATTTACAGCACATGGGAGAAGAACATGGTGCATGTACGTATTTGGAAAATAGCCACCGCACAACATATGACAGGAAACGAAGTAAAATCACTGATTTGTTTATTGATAAAATAAGAAATGAAGTCATATTGGCGTGGGGTGAAAAAAGTTTAGAAGATAAATTGGAAATTTTAAAATTGGGTTATCATGAATATGTTGATATAGATTGTTCTATACTCACTCTGAAAAAAAATGGAACATATAAAATGGAAGAAATGCAAATGATTCCAAAAACTATTAATGATATAGAATTAGTAAAGCGCAATACGTCACAGATTGAGTTTGTAGTAGATGACATAACAATGGGGATAATGCAAGTAAAACCTAATGGTGGGTTCATTCAACGTGATGGCAAAAGAAACTCGTTTGTTGTTGGAGAATGCAATTATGGTGAGGGGGATTTATTTGGTTCATGGAATTTTGAGGTAGTCAAAAAAGTTTTATAAATAAAATTAGAAGTTGTCGCTCTCCCCCCAAGAATTATTCTCTCCTCAAGATGATAATGCGGCAACTTCCCTCATTCTTATTCCATTATTCAATAAATACACTAATAACAACTTTATTGAAATATTATGGGACTAACTAGACCAAGACTTGGACAATTCCAAACTACCACTACCACAACTGCATTCGACGATGAAATGATTAAAGTAGTAGGTGTAAGATGATTGAAGAACATTACAGAAGTGATTACGATGGTGAATTTGTAATAACAAATACAATATTTAAGGACGGCAAGAAAGAACAAGAACGTGAATGGGTTGAAAATCCAATTTCAAACAAACATTTTAGTGATAGAGCAACGTGTATTGCAGACGGAACTAGTACAGAAGGATTTTTGTTAAATCGATTGGAAGGACATGTAGGCGGTTTGTTGGGTAGTCTTAGTATGCAAGTGTACGGAGTACAAAACGTTTACAAGAAACTTAAATGTGATTTTTTAGTTGCACTTGGACAAGATGCATTAGCTGAAATAAAAAACAGTAATTACGATGAAGAAAATATCGTATATACATCTACGCGTGGTTGTTTAGAAAACAAAGGTTCGTTTTATTTAATTCCACAAAGCACACGAACAACATCACATGCTACTGCAGTTTGGCTTGCGTGTTTCGACGAGCATAAAGAGATATTTTTATTTGGTTACGATAAATTTAACAATAATTCAGTTGAACAAATTAAAATGATTAATTCAATTGAGGAAGTAATAAAAACATATTCAAGTGTTAAGTTCCATCATGTACGTAAGAATGGAGACATGCCTGAAAGTTGGAAGTACTTGCCTAACATTGATTCTATGACCATACAAGAGTACGTATCGTACGCAGATGTTTAGGAATATAACTCTTCTACTGTACTGATTCTTTGGTATATTTCGTCAATTCTTAACGTAGCCCACAGTCCTGGATGTAATGGCTTTGGGATAATCCCTTTGTTTATCCATGCGTACCCATTGTGTTCGTGATTTAATATAGGTATAAATTCAGCATCCATTAAACAAAAAAATGTGTGATAACAAAAGTTATTATTTGGGCTTGTAAATTTTTCAATTGGAATTATTTTAGTGTAAGTAGGAATTACGCCCATTTCTTCGGTGCATTCCCTAGTAATAGCATCTAACAAACTTTCGTTTTTTTCGACCTTGCCTCCAGGCAAACCCCATCGTTCGGGATTCTTTACATCGTTGCGTAGCAAGTACAAGTACCGTTGTGTACTTTGTGCAAAGAACCAAACACCTACTGCTTCATTTACAGTACTAATGACCAATCCCCACCAACGTAAATACCCTCAACTGAGCGCACCCATTGTGTTCCTGTCCATTTGTATTGTAGCCCTGTTGTTAAATTTGTTGTATATTCAGCAGTCTTTGATTGGTTTGCATCAAGTGTAACTTCCCAATTGGAGCCATTGTATTCAATTATATCATTTGTGTTCGCTATTAGTTGACTTCCATCTATTCCTTTCCATGCAGTTACAACAACATTTGATGGGTTATTGATGTCACCTGTGCCTTGAGTTAACAAATAACGTTGTCCTGTACTTGCATTCGGAAATGTCGTTGTTCCTGATAATATTCCTGGTCCACTACGTAATGGGTTAACTACGGCATCTACTGGAGTTAATGTATTCGCGGGAACGGTATCCACATCAACCGAGAATAGCATAATATTGTCATCCGTTGGATGAAATGCAATTGTTCCTATTATTTCATTGCCTGTAGTATCGTTTGTTAATCTCATTTGACTAATACCGCTTTTAAGTTCGCCGTATTCCTCTACTACTGCTTTCCAACTAACATTACTAACTTGTGTTGTGATTGGGTCGAATGATGTATCTCCAACGTTTTCTATATCATTTGCTTTAAGAATCTGTAGTTGGTTTCCTATTAGTAATAGTTGATAACCATGTGGTGTAATTTTTGCTCTGGTGCCTAATAGTATGTCATCACTATTCAATGGGTCAAAATTGGCAATGTCATTGTCATCAAATACACTAGATATGATTTTATGGATAACACCCATCTTAGTAACTCTAGCAGGTAAACTAATCCATATGGGTACTGTGAATTGTAATGTAGCGACATCTATTGGTTCATCTGTTCCTATTGGAACGGAACGTGAACTCCAATTAACATCATTTAATTCAACTACACTTAAACTAGTCCAATCTAGGTAGTTGTCAGTACTTTGAATTTCTAAACTTGGGTTAAATAGTGGCAATATTTGCTCAATTATTTGCAATTTCTGCTGAGTATTACTTGTCCATATATCCAATGATATATTCAAATCATATGGAGAAGGCATCGCACGTTCAACTGTAAACGCATTGCCTTGTGATGATTCGTATGTTTCTGTACTGCTATTGTATTCACGTTGTCTAACTTGTACCTTACCTACAAATTGTGGGTCTTGTACTCTATCTCTAGCATATACTAACCCACTAATATGAAATGACATCATGGGAACATTTAAAATACTACTTTGTGAGTTATTTTGAATAATATGTTGTACTTGTCTCGAAGCATCACCGTATCTAATGGGTACAGTCAGATATGTTGGATTTCCATTGCCGTCTTTGCCGTATTCAACTTGGTAATGACTGAACATTCTAGTGAATTGTAATAGAAATCTTCTTATCTGTGCATCGTAATGAAATTGTGTTGCCATATTTTTCTCTAATTATCCGCAGATGGTCGAAGTAAATCACTAAGACCTTGTAGAGTAGGTATATCACCACGGTCTTTAGTTGCTAATGTATCTGTGTTATTTACAAACTTACTACGTTGGGTCTTATTATCTGATGCACCCGGTGTTAAATTAGTTCTAACGTTATCTTCTACCTTAAGCCATCTGTCTCCGTCGAATCTAAACAATCTGTTGGGGAAATAGTCCAAACGTAGTACGTAGTCTCCTATTAGTGCATTTGGTGGGAATACAGTGCCTGGTGTGACAGGTAGACCGTTTGGTGGAAGTGAGTTACCAGTAAGATAACCGGTTAGCCATCCATTCGCTATTGGAGTAATGTATGTTTTATCTGCTCTAATAGAATCCGAATCAGCATTTATCAAATCCGAATCAGTACTAATACCATTACTATCATCAGGAATGTTATCCAACCCAACAGGCTCAATATAAAATTTACTAACATCATAACCACTTGTTGGTAGTTCGGCAACTGCTTGTACAATAATTGCCTCGTTGATTTCTGTATTTCTGTTATGTGTGCTGATTAAGTCATTAATTGTTCCCGCTGAATAATCATCTGCTGTGAAGATATTGGAGTCAACTGTAATATTGGAATCGTCTACACTATCGCATATATTACCATCTGCATCTGCAGGATTTGCATATATATCCAACACATCCTTGTATTCTTGGCTTCCTACTAAAGGAACTGCTTTAACTCTCCACAAATGCGGTTGCCATGTTTGACTGAACCCTTCACTAGCAAATGATGCATCTTGGATAACATATAACTTCGGCAAAGCGGTTTGGATTGAGGTATCCAATGGGTGATAATCCTTCAGATTTGGAACTTCAATGACATCGCCGGATAATAATTTTCTTCCCATTGTATCAATCATGTTATTGTAATGGAAAGTAACAAATAGAGTATCTTGTTGTAGGAATAAGCCGAATTGACTTAAATCGAAATCTATATCTTGGATATTATAAACACCACGCATTTGGTACACATCGGAATCATAACTTCTGTCTCTGTTTTCAAGAAGTAATAAATCTTCAATAAAGGTAGGGTCTGTTGT